AACATCGCGGTGGAAACGACTCCCGTACATTCCTTAAGTGTAGCCCCACAATAGTTGCGTCCTATGGCTAGGCCAGTTAATCACGACGTTAAGAGGGCAATGGCGGCCACTGGTAAATCCCGTGCCACCGTCTATCTTCAACGTAAGAAGGTCGAGGCTCAGCCGCTCGTCAAGGCCAAGGGCGGGGGATTGGACGTGGAGATCCAGCGGCTTGAGGATCTAGCAGCGAGCCTAGGCGAATCAGCCAAGGACGATACGCGAGCCGACCGCTCCGAGTTGATTAGCAACTACACAAAGCTGGTTGAGGCGTTGCGTAGAATGAAAGGCGACCGGCCAGACATCGACCAAGCAGAGGGCACGATGGTGCCAGTAGACGAGGCCGACAAGGTACTGGCCGGAAGGGATAACGCGCTTGTACCACTACTCAAAGGAATGGCAAAGCGGTTGGCTCCGATCTGTGCCAATCGCCCAGCAGTTGAGGTAGAGGCTGAAGTTGAAAACGAAGTCGGGCAGATCATGCGCCAGGTTGAGGCAGCTCTGTGAGCAAGGCTCAAGAGGAGCTACGCCGACGAGCACGGATCCGCTGGCACTACGAAAAGCCGCCAGGGGTGATTGAATGGGCGGAGCGAAACATCCAGCTAGACAGCAGGCTGACGGCTCGGCCGGGCTTATATAACACAACCTGGACGCCTTACGTGCGGGGGGTGCTGGAAGCACTGGCCGATCCAGGCGTTCACACAGTCACGCTTTGCTGGGGATCGCAGACAGGCAAGACGCTGACGCTTGCCATCTGGCTGGCGTATAGAATTGCGAACGATCCGGCTCCGGCGTTGCTGGTCATGCCTAACGCTGATCTTGCTAGGTCATACAGCGAGACGCGACTGACTCCGATTTTTGAAAAGTGCAAGCCTGTGAAGCGACTTTTCCCGCAAGACATGGACGACCTAAAGATTTTGGAAATGCAGTTCGCGACCATGACTCTTTCCCTGGTCGGATCAAATAGCCCGGCAAACTTAAGCTCACGCCCGATTTGCATAGCCGTGCTGGACGAGCTGGATTCCTTTGCAACTCCATCCGAAAAAGATGCGGCCGCCTACTCTCTGGCGTTGGAGCGGACAAAGGCGTTCCCGCAACGCAAGCACGTACTGACTTCAACTCCAACGCTAAACACCGGCGATATCTGGATCAACTATCAAGCCGGGACGCAGGAAACTTTCCACGTCCCCTGCCATGCGTGCGGGGAATATCAAGCGATGGAGTTTGGGCAGATCCGATGGGATGAAAGCGCACGATCAGAGGATGGCAAGTGGGACATGCGAAAGGTAACTGAAACAGCCGCCTATCACTGCACAAAATGCGACGCACCGTGGAGTGAACGCAACCGCCGCCAGTCGATCGAGCAGGGCAAGTGGGTGGCGGCAAACGCAAGCTCGGAGGCTGGCCGTCGTTCGTTTCGCTTGCCGAGCTGGTATTCACCGACAATCACGTTTGCTGATTGCGCCAAAAAGTTTCTAACTGAAAAGCATTATCTGCACGGCTTGCAAGGATGGGTGAACGGTTGGAGTGCGATGCCTGGGGAGGATCAGTTTGACGATAACGAGCTGAACAATATCCCGCCCGGAGCCTTTGCCAAAAAGCAGGAATGGGAAACGGATCACATTAAGCTGGCCGCAATCGACAGGCAGATCGACGAGTTCTGGTTCGTGGTGCGTGCGTTTGCCAGGGACGGATCGAGCCGACTCATTGAGGAAGGCCGCCGGCGAACGATTGAGGACGTGGCTCACACATTGGCAGAGCTGGGCGTGAAGAACATTCACGCATGCATCGATTCAGGCTACGAAACCCAAGATACCTACCGCATCGCCGCACGTTACGGATGGACGGCGATCAAAGGTGAGGAGCGCCAATACTATTACATTGAGGGGCAAGCTGGGCGCATGAAGTCGGTGCACAGCTCGGATCAGCCGACGGACGCAGGCTGTCGTCTGCTACTCCTCAGCTCACCGGCCTGCCAAGATTTGCTGGCTTGGTTGCGGAGAGGGCAAGGGCCGCTCTGGGAAGTAGCCCATGACGTCAGCCCAGATTATCGAGAGCACATGGCCAGCCATAGGAAGGCGCATCGGATTAACCGCAAGACTGGAAAGGACGTTTATGAGTGGATTCGGGTAAAGGGCAGACAGGATCATTTATACGATTGCGAAACCTACCTGGCTGGATTTGCAGTGTGGGGTAAGGTGATTCAGGCGGAAGCAGCGATGGCGCAGGACGCGAAGGTATGATTGACACGATGGGAACGGAGTCGTGGATCGTGCTCTCCTTTTTTCCCTCTGGATTCAGAGCAGCAAAAACGCAACCGCGTTGCTGCTGGCCTTGGAATCTATTGCCGCAGGGCAGGTTACAGTTTTTCAAAACGGAGGCCGCACAATGATCTCCGCATCTGTTGCTGGCAAATCGTTTAGCTACCAAGTTACGTCAGGCATCACGCCCGTTGAGGTGGCTAAAGCGGCTCTGGACGGGTGGCGCTTAATCCAGGGCAAGACAGACGCACAGGTCGCGGCAATCTTTACGGGCGATCAAAGCCTAGTGAGTTATCCCCGCTTTTTGGAAAAGCCATATTCAGTGAGCTACTAATATGGGTTTAGGTTCAAAAATTATTACAACATGGAGCCGCATGCTCCGTGCGGTTGGCCCGGATACTCGTAAGCGTCGGTTTGTCGAAGCACAGTTAGGCGATACAAGGCTGGACGTTAGCGCCGCATCACGGCAGGCAATCTCATCGTTAGCACGCTGGCTTTGCTATAACGACCCCACCATTCGCGGCGCAATCGATACTATCACCCGCAATACCATTGGCTCTGGCATCAAAGCTCAATCCCGTACAAGCGATGAAGGATGGAACGCGGACGCAGAGGCGTGGTTTGATATGTGGAGCGGAAGTTGCGACGTGAGAGGAATTTTGGATTGGAACACCATGCAGCAGGTAGCCACCCGCACCATGTTGCGAGATAATGAAATTTTTGCTCTGCTAACTGATAACGGTGACGGCTATCCGCTAATTCAGTTGGTGGAAGGGCACCGCTGCGAAACGCCGACTTACTTGGGCACAGAGACAAACATTTTCGACGGAGTGCGACTGAACAAGAACGGCAGGCCGCTGAGCTACTACATTCGCACGGGTAACGATGGCGAGAAATTTACGGAGGTGCAGGCAAATGATTTAATCTTGCTGGCAGAACGCGATCGGGCAGATGAAGTGCGATCGATTAGCAAGCTGGCATCTTGCATTAACACTTGCCTTGATAGATCAGAAATTCTTGAGCAGGAAATGCTTGCGCTAAAAAGAGCAGGGCAGATTGGGCTGGCATTAGAGTCCACGACCAACAGCGGCCCTGGCTTTTTTAACCCGACCGTAACAGACGACTACAATCTAACTACCGATAAAATCTTTGGCGGCGGTGCGTTGCTGAATGTTCCGATGGGTAAAGTATTGCGAGAAATTAAAAACGATCGGCCTAGCCAAAATCTGCAGACTCACATGGATCAGTACCTTAAGGCCATTGCTCAAACCCTCGGCCTACCGTATGCGATGATGTGGGATCCCTCAACACTCAGCGGGCCTAACACCCGCTTAATTCTTGGCCAAGCACAGCGCCGGTTTGATGAGGTGGCGCAGACTGTAGTTACCCAATTTATTTCAAGGATCAGAAAGTGGGCACTGGCCAAAGCGATTAAACGCGGTGAGCTAACCCCACCCAGGGGAATGACGATGTGGTGGGCGGCCGAGTATCACACACCAGCAAAAGCGACCATAGACGCCGGGAGAGACAGTGCAGCTGACCGGGAGGACTTGAAGATGGGCCTGACTTCCATGGCATCCATCTACGCCTCACGCGGGGAGGACTATCAAACCGCCATTAACCAAAGAATCGCTGAATCACTGTACATCCAAAAGCAGTGCGCCGCCGCCGGAATCGATACCACCGCAGTGCAGAATTTTAGTAACCAACCAGCGCCAACCGCAGCCGTTACTCCGCCCAGTATCCCGCCGGCCCAAGACACCACCGTAACCCCAGCGCTAGAGGCAGGTGAGGCGACCGTGCACTTAACTATGGCCGAGCCAGAGCCTGCGCCTTCTACCGAAACTTTCACCATGCGCGACGATGCAGTCTACACGCTGACCAAAGCCGAGCAGGATATGGTCGTCTCTGCTTTAGGCATCGGTAAGTACCGCACGAAAACAAAAAAGAAAAAGTAGTTGATTAAGCCTGCCAAGTAGGAGCAGGCTTATGGGATGGGTGCGGCTTTAGTTATTGTCGCTGCAATTATTCTTGGAATTCTAACACTTCTTTTGCCTGTGTTCGTTTTTCAAATATCAGGCGCAACAGTTCGCAGTGAGGAACTATTAAAAAAAGCCTTGGCTGAACTTGAGAAAATTAACGAACATCTAGCTGCTTCCAATCCTCCACGAGAGTAATTTGACACGCCATGCGCGGGCATGGCTTCAACAAAATTATTTAAAGGAATTTCCGTCATCACCGCTGGCCCCGCTCTGGGCCACGGCATGACCATTGACGCAGACACGCTGGAACAAGTTGTCCAGGCTGGTAACGACCTTGGCCAGATCAAGGTGCTTTCCGATCACAGCTCTAGCGTTTCTAACATTATCGGATACCTAGAAAACTTCAGCTTAGACGGCGGCCGCGTTCGTGCGGATCTTACCTTGTTTGAAAGCCACGATGGCTTTGCTTATTTTAGCGAGCTACTAACCCGACTGCCAGGCCAGATCGGATTTTCCATCAGCTTTTCTGGCGTTCCCAGAGTTGCGCAGGACGGCACACAACTAGCCAACGTCAGTACCCTCTACTCCGTTGATCTTGTGACTACTCCCGCGGCAAATCCGACCGGCGTTTACTCCGCACGGGTTGACACACACAAATCGCTTAATATGGATACAACCGTAAAGGAATCAGCGCCGGTAATCGAAGCCGCGCCCGAAGCACTGGCGGCACCAGTAACGAAATTGGCCGAGCCGACCATCACCGATGTTCTGGCCGTAGTGAATCAGATCCTTGGCATCGTGTTGGCCGACGCCGCTGGCGACGCCACCGAAATGCCTGCGATGAGCGCCAAACTTTCTGCCGAAGCTCCTGCAGTTGTCGCAGAACCTGCCGCCGCTGAACCCGCAGTAACCGAACCCGCCAAAGAAACCGCGCCTGAAGTTGCTGCCGAACTTTCCGAGAACCCCAAGATCGTTGCCTTAAACAACGAGCTTGCCCGTCTCAAAATTGATTTAGAAGCCAGCAAGGGAACAAAGCCCCTTGAAATTGTGGCACCCACCCTTTCCCGCGCTGAGTTGCTGAAGCAATTCAACGAGGAAAAAAATCCCGGTCGTGCGGCCGTGATTTATCAAAAACTAAACACGCTCGCACGATAACCAAGAAAGAAGGATAGATATATGGCAAATAGTCTCGCATCAGTCAGTAACGGAAAGTTAGTTTCCCAACGGGCACTCAGCTTGCTCGTCGAGCAATTCCCTTTCCTCACGTCCGCCTACGCGGACTTCTCCGACGCTTCCGCCCGTAAAGGCGACGTCATCACCACCCATCTAGTGACTGCGGCGACTGCCGTAGGCTACAGCACCACAGCCGGCTACGTCGCGGGTGACCGCACGCAGACTGATTGCATCGTGACCTTGAACAACCTTGTTCATAGCACCGTGGCAATCAACGACGATGAAGCAGCCAGCTCCTCGATTAACTTGATTGAGCGCTTTGCCGCATCGGCCGCACACGCCTTGGGCAAACAGATGGTCGACACCTTGCTCGGCACGATCAGCGCTGCGTCCTACACCTCCACGATGACCGTGGCGGCGGACGTTCTCAGCTACCGATCCATCGTTTCGATGGGCGTGGTGTTGGATTCTAACAAAGTGCCTAGCGCAAACCGCTACGCCATCGTTAGCCCGAACAACAAAGCCAGCCTGCTGAACGACTCCTCGATCGTGGCCAACGCCCAGATCCAAGGTGACGCAATCCGCACTGGCTCAGTTGGAATCGTGAACGGCATCGAAGTGTTCAGCTATCCTTCGCTCCCTTCCGCGATCAGCAAAGGCTTCTCGGCTCAACAGGAAGCGCTCTTGGTGGCGGCCCGTCTGCCCGAAGTGCCTAGCGATTACCCTGGCAGCGTAGAGAACGTCACGGAACCCGTGTCTGGCTTGAGCTTGCAAATGCGCGAGTTCTACAACCCGACCCTCGGAACCCGTAACCGTTCCTACATATTGCTCTACGGCTGTGGCCGTGGATCGACAGCCTCACTGGTTCGCTTGGTCTAAGTTAGAGAATCATCTGGGTAGCCCGGTGCATCGGGGGGTGCACCGGGCTTTCCCAACCTAAAAAATATGAATACCCCCCTTGTGTCTCTTGCTTTAATCGTCGGCCCCAACGAAGGGGAGCTAGTTTCCCGCTTAATTAACTCCTGCGCTGGCCTATGGGATGAAGTCGTTGTCGTCTCCGCTTGCGGAAAAAATGATGCGCAGGGTGTGCGTATTTGCGCGCAGGAGGCCGCTGGCGAGGCTTTAGTCTGGGGGGAATACCATAACGCCCCCGAAAACGCAGACTGGCCTCATATCGATCACTTTGCCGCTGCTAGGAACAAAGCCTTTAGCCTAGCCGCAGGCAAATACGTCATCTGGTTTGATGCGGACGATCTACTGGATCCCGGCCAAGCCAAGCTACATCGCGACGCTATTGAGCAACGCGAAAGCCAAAAAGAAGGCTGGGAGATTTTGGTCACCCGTTACGACGTGCAGAACAGCGGAATGCGGGACAATCGCAGAGAAAGAATCTTCCGCCGCCAACCCGACGGCAGCTTGCCCGCCATCTGGGAACGAGCCGTTCACGAGAGGGTAAAGCCAGTACCCGGCTTAGGCGTCGGACTAGCCGACCACCTTGTCGTTATCCACGCACCTAACACCTGCAAGAAAAACTCTAGCGAACGCAACAAGCGGATCCTGGGCACGCTTCTACAGCATACCGGCATGAACCTGTACTATTTGGCGCAGGAGGGATTCTTGCGCGGAGCATATCAGGAATCAATCGGGCCTACCCTTTTGGGGCTAGAACATCCAGACCTAGGCGAAACCGAACGCTACCAGCTCTATTGCATGGCTGGGGTAATGTGTGCCGATCACAACAAAAGGCGCAAATATCTTGGGCGCGGGATTACCCTCTGCCCCACACGCAGAGAGGCATACGGTCACCTTGCCGCCGTCTTAATTGAAGAAGGCAATTTTAGCGAAGCCGTCAGACTTTTAAACCTAGTGGAAATGTTGCCCAGGCCGCAGGGCGTGATCTGGAACTTAGACGCCAAGTGGTACGGACACTTGCCTAAGATGCTCATCGAACAGTGCCTGCGGGCCGTCGGTCAAACCGCAGACGCGGATCGGTGCGTGCGTGAAACATTCCGTCAAAACTGGGGGCAAATCACCATGATCTTTAACGGGCCATTTATGGATTGCTTTAGGTTACATAAATTCTTTATCGATACCTCGGACAATCCGGCAGCGATACAGGCTTTATTTATCACCGACCCTGGCACTGATGTAGCAGGGAAAAGAATGCACATCGTCAAAGATGCGGAAGAGGCCACGGCCAAGGCGCTGGGAAGGATTTTGCTTTTTGTAAAATGTGCGCCCGACACTG